CCCTCCCCTACTGTGATCAATGCACAGCTCACGATGGGTGGGTCTATACTGAGCGAGATGGGGAGACAGCGCCCACCGCTAAGCGTTGCCCAATCTGTCACCCGCTCAGGAAGCGCCTTGAGCGCCTCGAGGAGGCCAAGCTTCCCTATGTGGCTCATCAGCACACCATCACAGGCTATGAGTGGGACAGCCCTGAGCAAAAGGAGCGGGTGGGCGCTGTGCTCGATTGGATACATGGCAACACAGACCCCATTGACAAGCCAGCGGTCATGCTGTGGGGAGCTCCTGGGAATGGCAAAAGCACCATCCTCCATATCCTAGCCAAACACGCTGTGTTTCAAGGGCAGCGCGCGCTGTTCATGACTCATGAGGGTTGGTTTACTGACCTAAGAGCATCATGGAAGGCTGAGGGGCTCAACCTCCATCAGATACTTGAGCGTGTTGACCTCCTCTGTCTTGATGAGCTTGGAGGGCTTGGAGGTGGTGGACGTTGGTCAGATTGGTATAAGTCACAGACTAGAGAGATGATTGGCGCTATCTATGACAGGTGGGCAGCTAAGAGCCTCGCTGTGGTATGCACCTCCAACCTCACTCCCAGAGTCATCACTAAAGACCTATGTGACAATAACAGCGCCGTGAGGTCTAGGCTTGGCGCCATCTTTGGCAAGCCTGTGAAGATGGTGGGCCATGATAGGCGCGCTGGCGTGGATGATGGGTGGGGTTGATGTTTGTAGCTAAGGTGGCATACAGAGACGCAGTGAGCTTCTATTCTGCCCATCATTACCTTGGTGGTGTATCTCTAAGCTCATCCTCATGGGGTCTGTATGAGCTTGAGGGTGGCTCATATAACCTGACCGCTTGCTGCTCCTTTGGGGCTCCTGTCAGCGAGAACCTAAGAGCCTCAATCTTTGGGGATGAACACAAGGACAGGGTCAAGGAACTGCAGCGCTTAGCTAGGTCTTCAACATGCTCTCATCCCATGTCAGCCTTTGTGGCTCGCGCCATCCATCACTACATACAAGAGCGCGCTGAGAAGTCACAGCCTGAGCTTTGGGCCTTGGTCAGCTTTGCTGACAATAACCAAGGACATCATGGGGGAATTTATCAGGCCATGTCCTGGCTCTACTGTGGCTCAGTTACCGCCACTATTGACATCTTCAAGGATGAGTCAGGGCGGGCGCGTCATAGGCGTCAAGATGGTCAAAACATCTCTAGGGCTAAGGCTCAGGAGCTTGGTTGGTCACATGAGCGCATCAAGAGCACTAAACACAGATACCTTAAGCTTTTAGGCTCAGGGCGTAAGGTCAAGCGCCTTAAGCTAAAGCTAAGGCTCCAGACCCTCTCTTATCCTAAACCTCAGCGCTCAAACGCAGTAAGCCAAGAGGCGGCTCATCCCATCCACACCCATGACTAGCTCACGGACTGCATAGGCATAATCTCGAATCTCTACCTGCGAGTGAGGGGCAAGCCTGAGCTTGAGGAAGTGGATGAGGGCATGAAGGGAGCAGGTCCAATAACACTCTGACATGAGGCTGAGGGGAAGCACAGCCCGCGCTTGCTCCTTAGCCACGCCCGCCTTGAGGAGCTCCTCATAAGCTTGGAAGCTTGCCTCAATCGCCCTGTTATAAATCATACCAGCTCTAAGGGCGTCATCCTCAGCCATTGGCCCCGCGCTCCCTTGCTTGATGTGCTCAGCGCCCTCTCTCCACTCTTGGGGCTCCCATGCCTCATGATCAAACCGCACATAGCGCCCGCTGATCTCATTCCAAGCACAGCCCACTTGGTGCTTCATCCACTGCCTTAAGACGAAGATGGGAGCTCTGATGTGGAATTGAAATTGAACATGCCTAAAAGGAGACGTGTGCTCATGAATCCACAGATAGTGAATCAGCTTCCAATCCTTTTCATCCATCTCCTCTGAGCGCTTGCCAAGGCTCACGCGCGCCGCATTGACCACGCTCAGGGGGTCGCCCATCACGTCAACCAATGTCACACCACCTCCACCTATTGATTTATGATTCTCCATCATGTATGCCTCTCAAGTGTTAAGGGACCGAGGGCTTGAGGGTGGCCACATTGCCTCCTCTCTGCTCCTCACTAACCCCATTGATGGAGAGACTATGAATCATATTATTCTAATTGGCAACGTTGGCAGGGACCCAGAGGCGCGGGGCGCTGATGGTGGGATTGCTAAGTTTAGCTTGGCTGTGGACTCACGGAAGAAGGGCGGGGAAAAGGACACCCAATGGTTTAATTGTGTGGCCTTCAGGCGCACCGCTGAGGCTATCCTCAACCATGTGAAGAAGGGTGACACGCTCGCCATTACAGGCAAGCTCAAAACCAACACATGGGAAAAGAATGGCGTTAAACAGCTAGACGTTGACGTGGTGGTCGACACTTGGCAGTTTGTTAGCTCTAAGCAATCAAGCGAGCGCAACGCCATAAGCAACCAAGGACCAGCCACTTGGTCACCTGATGGGAGCTCATGGCCCTGAATTGATGGAGCTCCCTAGTGGAGAGGACTAACTTGATGGATGAGACTGAAAGACAGAGATTGATGGGTGATCGCCTAGTGGCCATGCGTGACTATTTGGTCAGTTTTGTAGAGCGCAATTACAGCCTTGAGGTATGGGACGCTGAAGAGGTCTACTCTGAGACTTGTATTTACATGCTAGACAGAGGTTATCAGCTCATCAGGCTAGATAAGGACTTCGACGCCGCCATCATGAGCACAATGAAGCGGCGCGCTCTAAATCACCTCAGAGGCTCAAAGCACAGAGGCAACCTACAGACCACCGCCTTGGCTCACATCAATGAGCGCTCAACGCTATGGAGCGACAGGCGCAACCAAGAGGCTGAGTGGATTCATGAGATGGATAAAGCTCACCTCATGGGCCTAGCCAAGAGCCCACTTGAGACTGTGGCCATGAATCACCTGTTGAATCACTCTAATCTCAGGATAAGGGACACAGCCAGAGAGCATGGTATAAATTACAACACCATCCACGCTGGGATGAGGCGAATGAGAGCAAAGCTCAGGGACTATCTAGATGACTAAAACAGCAGATGATCTGAAGGGTTTAGCGGCGCGTGAGGCGGGTGACGTTGAGGCTCTTAATAAAGAATCTCAGACCGCCAACGCGCGCGCGCGGGATGCCAGGTGGCCACGCTTCCTAGATATGCTTGAGCGCCTCAGAGATGGTCAATCAATCCGTGGCGCTTGTGGCTCCTCACGCTTCCCACGCGCCACGCTTTATGAGTGGATGGATGATGACCCTGAGCTCAGGAGCTTGGTTGACCTCGCTCAGGATGAAGGGCTTGGCACTATTGAACTAGCCATGATGCAAGCCACCTCCCAGAGTGATGACAAAGATTGGCGAGCGCTGTCATGGATGATGGCCCGCCGATTCCCTCAGGAGTATGGTGATAAGAAGGAGGTGGAGATCACAGCTAAAAAAGCTGATGGCATCCCTGAGGTCATCGCCATGATTGAACAGACGAACGTAATAATGGAGGATCACAATGACAATGGAGACAACAGCTGAGCTACCACTCTTTAGCTTTGCAAGAGAGCAACGAAAGATTCAGGAGTCACCAAACTCAGGCCCATACTCCACCAAGAACTCAGAGCGCTTAAAGGTGCTGTTTGAAGCATTGGAGTGTGCTCACACTCTTGATCATGCTTGCCTTATTGCCAATATAAGTCGCAGAACCGTTTATAATTGGATCAGGGACAACCCCACATTCAGTAGGCAAATCAACCGATGCCAAAGCATAATGATAAGACCTAAGGATCAAGGTGAGTCATTCAATCATCATCAGTATTCAGATGTGTTGAAGCTATTGCAATCTGGTTACTCCATTAGACAGGCTCTCCGACGTCTGCTTATACCACGTCAGACCTTTTATGATTGCATGGCCAAAGATGATGAGCTTAGAGCTTTAGTCAACGATCTAGCGCCCAAGAATCAACCTGGCAGGTTAAAGGCACATCCACAGCTAACAGGGCCATGCGATCCAAGCTTTCAGCAACAGATTAGCCTACTCTTGAAGCGGTTGAGCCAAGGTCACACCTTTAGAAAAGCCTGTAAGGATGCACGTCTATCTGACACCGTTGTGTATAAATGGAAGCGTGAAAACAAAGACTTTGCAGACCAAATAAATGCTGTTCATCAGTATGATAGCTCAGGCGTTCGCAAGGTAGAGGCTGATGAAGCCATAGCTCCGAACAGGATTGATGTTGGACTTAAAGGCCCTTATCACCTTTATATAATCAAGGCTGAGGGCTGTGACTTGGTTAAGGTTGGAATCTCCAAGGCTCCTTCTCGCAGACTGAGAGACTTGCAAGTGGGCTCGCCACTAGTACTCACCATTGATCGCTACATAGCAGGCGCTGCAATCTTTGAAAAAGATATTCACCTAGACCTCACCACGCGTGGCCTTCACTCTCATGGTGAATGGTTCCATCAATCCTGTATTCCATTCGTTATGGACTACATTAAGCGCCATGCTAAACAGCTGGCATCATAAAACCCAACTCCTCCCCCACGCTTCACATGTACACCAGAGGAGCTCCACATGGGGGAGGCGTCAAGCAGCCAAGGAATGAAATGACACATCACCCACTCAAAATCAACCGCCCTGTGTTGGCACCCGCTTGGACTGAGCAGGATATGAAAACAGCCACCACGCGAATTCATAACAGGTTTCAGGGCTTATTGATCAGCGTGATAGAGAGCGCGAGGTGGGGAAACTTTCATGAGACACCTCACCCGCTTGAGGCTCATCACCCTCAATGGCCTGACCCTGGTAAGTATTGCGACCTCATCCTAGCCAAGCGTGACGCTGAGGTGGTGGCGGCGCTCGAGGTCAAGACCCGCTACGTCAAGCTTGAGGACGTCTCAAAGCCCTATGACGTCATGGGTCAGGTCTTAGAGGGGATGGGCTCACGCCTCCTCGAGCTCCAACAAGCAGCTCAAAGCGCTGACGCTTTGTGGATTGTGGCCCTCGGCATCTATCGAGCACCACCACAAAGCACTACTCTCCACCACGCTCAGCCCTTTAGCGTCTTTATGGTGTGGGGTCGCAACGTGGGAGGGATGCACACTCCTATGGGGCGCGGGTTTTGGAGCTCCTTGGCTGAGCTCGACCGCGCTATGTCAGGCATGGTCAACCCCTATGACTTCTTCAGCGTGGTGAGCTTACCTAAGAAGGTCAGCCAGCCTCAGCTTGTCACCCCTCCTCAGCCCGCTCCACCTCCTCAGGTGGACATGACGAGCGGTCAACTTATCGAGCTCATCAGGACATCAGGGCTCACCAAAGCTCAGAAGGCTGTGCTCAACTGTGTGCTTGAGTGGCCCTATGAGCCAACCACCTTTATCAGTCAGATTGAGCCTTGGCTTGAGGATGGTGTGGGTAAGACCACAGTCAGGTGTGCTCTGAGGGAGCTGGCAGAGCTTGGGGTGATAAGGGGCTACACCAAGCGAGCGCATAAGCTAAAGCTCAGGATCAACCAAGCCGAGCTGATTAAGTTAATTGAAAATAGCTAGGAGCTCCCATGAGTGAGGAAGCATCCAAGGACTTTATCCTCAACGATCTTCAACGTGAGATCATCAGGGGGATCAGGCGCAAAGATAAGGTTATCGCGGCGCGCTGTGGATGGGGCTCAGGCAAGACGAGCTCCTTAATCTTCGCGCTGTGGTTTGTTGCCAAGATACGACCAGGCACCACCTCCCTCCTCATCACAGACACCACGCCGCGCTATAACTCTGTACTCATGCCTGAGATTGAGAAGTGGCTGGCTCCAAGAGGGTGGACGTATAACCACACCCTCCACAAATGGACTGACAACCACACAGGCTCAGCGGTCCTCTGTCGCTCCTACTATCGACCAGGGACAAGGGACGCCTCACACAACCCACTTGAGGGAATCAATGTGACCTCAGGTGTGGCGCTCATAGATGAGTGTCAGACCCTTGGCGCTGAGGTAGCTCATAAAGCCTTAGGGCGCTTGAGGTCAGGGCCAACACCCACCCTCATCTTGGTGGGCTTGCCTGTGGCTGACGCTTGGTGGTGTCAGATGGCTGAGACGGCGGGTATCCACCCTCTCCTCTTCACCTCCTATGTGAATCAAAACAACCTCAGCGCTGAGTGGTTCGAAGCTACCAAGCTCTTACCTGAGGATGAGCGTGAGGCCATGGTAATGAATAAGCCAAAGCCCCCCTCAGGCTTGGTCTATCAGGAGTTCGATAGTGCTCGACATGTCATAGATGACTTCACCTATCGTGAGGAGATGACCGCGCGCGTGGCGATAGACTGGGGCTTCAGAAAGCCAAGCGTCTTGATCATCGTGTTTGATGAGGAGCGTGAGGCGTCAATCATAGCTCATGAGATCAACCCACAGGAGGTCACCATAGCTCAGCTGTGTGAGATGATTCTGAGGGTGGCGTGGCCTCGCTCAGATAAAGACTCAGCACCTGGGCCACGAATATGGCTTGATAGTGGAGTGGCTGACAAAGCAGGCAAGGCTAGATCAGACCACACAGGGCGCTCAGCCTTCCGTGAGATGTCAAAGGAGGTGGGAGCGGGTGGCCTTGGAATGACTCTGAGGCACACCACAGACCCTGTGAGGGTGGACATCCTCAATGGGGTTCAACGCCTCAAGCGCGCCTTTGCTCGCAACCGCTATCTTATCACCAAGGAGGTCTGGGATAAGGGCGAGCGCGCCATAGGTAACAGCTTGAGGAAGGCGCTCCTGAGCTATGCGTGGGATTCTAAAGAGCAACCTAAGAAGGATGGGCGTGAGGATCCTCTTGATGCTCTGCGTTATGATTGCATCTTTCACTATTGGGCTGACGCTGTTCAGAGGAGCGCGTATACTCCAAGACGCCGCCCTAGTCGTGACCGCAAGGCGGGAATCACTACCAACTCAAGGAGCTTCTAATGGCTGACCCTACCGCCCTTCCACCTAGCCTGATTGAGAAGGTCTTAGACCCCGCTAACCTTGTGGCTGTTGTGACTGTGGGCCTCATGTATATGCTATGGCAGTTTACCAACAAGCGCTTTGACCTCGAGCGCCAAGAGCAGGAAGACATCATTGGGCGATTGGATGATTATCATGATGAGCTCCTCAAACTTGAGGGCCAAATTGAGGCTCTTAGAAAGCAGATCAACAATGGCTGAGCATCCATGCTTAGAGCCAGAGGATCACGTCCTATATCACACTGACCTCCTCAGTAGAGTAGACCTGACAGCTGATGAGGAGCTCAGCGCTGTTGACCATCCATCTCACTATCATGCTCAGAGTGGAGTAGAGGTGATTGACGCTGTGGAGGCTTGGGGTCTTGGCTTCTGTTTAGGTAACGTCATTAAGTATGTGGCGCGCGCTGGCCATAAGGGTGACGCTCGTGAGGACTTACAAAAAGCGCTTTGGTACCTGACTAGGGAGCTCAGCCGATATGAGGACAAATAGGAAGTGACTTCCTATTTAGAGAAATATATTTACTGTGAGCGGTGTTTCACTTGGGTAGAGACTGACAAGCCCCACCTCTACATGGGGCGCTACAAGGCTACATGCACAGACCAAGGTGAGATTGACTTGAGCATCTTCAAAGCTCAAGGTGCATGGCCACAGACAAGGCTTGACAACTCAGCGCTTTATGCTGACACTAAAGCTGACGTGATGGAGAAGCTTGACGATTGATGGAGGATAGAACCGCCTGACATCTCAGAGGCTTCATGAGAAAGCTAGACTACCAAGCTGACCAAGAGGAAGCGCCTCGCCATATGCGAGCGCTCCACCCTCGCTTTTCTGTGAGAGGTATCACAGGAACACAGCTCAGTGGCGGGATGATCTCAGGCTATGAGCGCAACGCCTCACTCACAGGGCTCAATTGGGTGAGGGAGGCTGAGGATATGCTGAGGACTGACCCTGTGGTCAGGCGCTCATGGCATATGCTACGCCAAACCCTCCTCAGTGCAACCTGGCGCTTTGAGTCTGCTATGGAGGGTGACGCTATCTGTGATGAGCTCGCCCGCTTTGGTAATGAGGCGTTTGGGCTTGATGGCTACGCTGGTCAAATGAGCCAAAGCTTTGAGGAACAGCTCAGCTATCTCCTTGAGTTTGTCCCCCTTGGGTATCGCTACGCTGAGGAGGTCTACAAGGTTGGACCTGACTATGAGGGCAAGGTTAAAGTCTGGCTTGACCTCTACGCTGACCGTGAGCCAAGCGCTCACTTGAGGTGGCTCAGCCGTGACAACCAACAGCTTGATGGAGTGCTTCAGCATGTGGTGGGCGTGGGGAAGGTTCCTGAGCCTATCCCAGCCAACAAGCTCCTTCTCCTCACCCTCAACCGTACAGGCTCTAACTTTGAGGGCTCTGGTATGTTGCGCCCTGTGTGGTGGTGGTGGCGTACCAAACAGAAGGTGTCAAACCTCATGTGTGTTGGTGTTGACCGCTGGGCGGTCCCCACACCAAGGGTCAAGGTGGACAGGTCAGTGGCGGAACTCCAAGGTCTGACTGACTCAGACATCAACGCCATGATTGATGAGGCTGAGGCTCAGGCTCAGGCGTTCCTTGCAGCTGAGCAAAGCTATCTCATTGATAACCCTGTAGTGAGCTTTGACCAATACGCCGCTACGCCTAACCTCTACGCTCAAGGCCCGCTTGATATTATCCGAGAGTGTGACAATCAAATCAGCCAAGCCTTCCTGGCTCAGTTCGCCAACCTAGGCATAACTGACACAGGAGCGCGCTCAGTGGGTGAGGTACATCTAAGTGTATTCAGGCGAGCTGCTATCAATCTCTGTGATGTTGTGGCCTCTGCTATTAGCGGCGTGGATCGTCGTGGTGGTGGAACCATAGGAAGGTTGATTAGATGGAACTATGGACCTGTAGACCCCTCCAAGCTTCCAAGGCTAGTCCACACAGGACTAGACACAGACGACCTTGCAGAGTCTTTAGGCATGCTTCCTCAGCTAGTCACCTCAGGGCTACTCACTCCAGACAACGAGCTCGAGCGCGCCATAAGGGAGCGTCTAGGGGCTGGCGACCTACCAGAGGAAGCACAGCGATCAGCGCTAGAGAGAACAGTAAGCGCCGCTAGCTCAGGCGGTGGCGTGGCCGCGCTCGCTGAGGCCGCCATCAGGAGGCGTAAGCATGGCTAGGACCAAAGCCCAAACGCCAGCGCCTCCCTCAGATAGGGTCAAGGGCTCCTCAACCAACCCTAAGGGCTCAGCCTCAGGCAAGCGTGGTGGGATTGAGATCAGTGAGAGCGTGGCGCGCGCGCTTCAGGGCATGGTGGACAAGCACAATGACCGCTATAAAGCCAAGTCCAAGAAGGTTGATCTAGGCTCACTCAAAGCTGTGTTCAGGCGTGGCGCGGGTGCTTTTAGTGTTAGCCATCGCCCAGGGATGACTAGGAATCAATGGGCATACGGCAGGGTCAAAGCCTTCCTCAAGCTAGTGGGTACAGGTCAGCGTAAGGAAGCTTACACAGGTGACCTTGATCTACTCCCTAGTGGCCACCCTCAAAAGACTGAGGCTAAGGCTGAGCTCATGGCACCTCAGAAGTATAGTCACATTGACTTCAAGCCACCTGAGGGAGCTAAGAAGGCAGCTGAGCGCGCGCTTAGGAGGCGAGCACAGAAGCCACAGAGTCAGAGGGGGATGACGCCTGTAGGTATCGCCCGCGCTCGTGACCTTATAGCAGGTAAGAACCTTAGCCCTGATACAGTCAGGCGCATGTTGGCTTACTTCACCCGCCATGAGATCGACAAGGAAGGCTCTACTTGGGAGGGCTACGGCAAAGGCCGCCAAGCGTGGGACGGATGGGGTGGAGACGCTGGCTATTCATGGGCGCGAAAGGTGGTGAACCAAATGAACGCCGCAGACAAGAAAGCAACCTTGAGGGCATATGGCGAGGCTGTACAGCTCAGCGCTGTTCCCTCTTATGATGTCCCTGAGGGTCTGACCATTGGTAAGCCCTTTAAGACCTTGGCGCTTGGTCAAGTGAGCTCACGGATGAGTGGTGAGGCCATTGGCGCTCCAATCTCCAAGGAGCTCCTTGAGGAGATGGTTAGGGTCTATCGTGAGCGCCGTGACGCTGACCCTGTCATCATTGATTGGCAACATGCCACCTCACCCTTCCAAGGTGGGACGCCCGCGCCACCTGAGAGCGGGAACGCCCTTGGGATGATCGTTGAGCTCGAGCTCAGAGAGGATGGGCTTTATGCCATCCCTGCCTATAACGAGCGCGGACTCAAGGTGGTCCAAGACGCTGGCGGGGTTCTATGGAGCTCCCCTGAATACCTACATGGTGAAATCTTCACTCGTGATGGTGGTGAGAAGGTGGGCGATGCTCAGCTCCTCGCTGTCACCCTAACCCCACGCCCTGCTCAGTCTCATTCTAAGATTGATCGGGTCACTTTAAGCGAACAGGAGCAGATGATGGACTTTGAAAATATGTCCGTAGATGAGCTCAAGGCCGCGCTCGCCGCTAAGGACGCGATGGTCAAAGAGCTAGAGCAGAAAATGAAAGACCTCACAGAGGAGGCTGAGGCTTCCTTGGCAGGTGAGTATGAGTCTGAGGAGATGGCTGAGAAGCCCTCTGAGGATGACAAACCTGAGGAGATGACTGAGAAAGAGGATGAGGAGAAGGCCAAGAAGATGAGCGAGCCCGCCACGCTCTCTGAGAAGGCTGAGCCTAACCTCCTAGCTGAGGTCATGGCCCTCCGCGCTCAGAACACCAAGCTCAGTGAGCGCCTTGAGGTCATCGAGGCTGAGAAGCGTGATGTTGAGCGCCGTGAGGCTGTCAGCGCCCTTCTCCGTGAGGGCAAGGTCAGCCCAGCTGAGGAAGGCGCAGCTCAGCGCGCGTGGGACGTCCGAGACACTATGCCTGAGTTTTGGACCATGTTCAGCGAGCGCCCAGCATCAAGCGCGGTCCCTCTTAATGAGATTGGCCATGGCGCTTCAGGTGAGGAGCTCAATAAGGCCACGCTCGCTGAGAAGGTCAAGGCGCTCGCTACTGAGAAGGGGCTCAACTTCTCAGAGGCTCTTAACTTGTTCCGTGAGCAAAACCCCGATCAATACAACTCTGTGTTCAGCTAAGGAGTTATCACTATGAACCAGATCATTAAGTCCTTTATTTGTGCCTCAGCTGTCACAGAGTTCGCGCTTGTCGCGATTGACAGCGCTGGCAAGGTCGCAATCGCAACCGACCCAACCGCCAACACCATCATTGGCGTGGCTCAGCGTGGCGCTGAGGCAGGTGACCCTGTTGACGTTGTCATCTTCGGTGAGACTCGCGTCATCGCCAATGGCAGCCTCACCCTCACCTCCAACACCGTCCTCTCTGTCACCACTGATGGTGAGGTTCAGGCCGCCGTGTCTACCCACTACCCTGTGGGCTTCACGCTCCCCAACGTCAACCAGACCAGCGCCTCAGCTAATGAGCAGATCATCATCTGCTTCCAGCGTGGCCTTGCACCGCTCGCTTAATTAGGAGGTGATCTAAATGGCTTCTTCATATCGTAATATTCACCCTGTTGATGAGATCCTCTCAAGCCTAGTCGCTGAGGCGGTCCCTTCAGACAACCAACTCATCGCTGACAAGGTCTGTGAGAACGTCAAGGTTCCACAGCGCTCAGGGACTCTCCTCCTCGAGAACAGCCGTAACTTCATGGGCGCGGGTGCAGGGCTTGACCTTGAGCGCGCTCCTGGCGCTTCACGCTCACGAATTGGTGGCTTTGATCGCTCAAGCCTCAACTACAAGTGTGACATCTACAGCGCAGAGGACTCCATCGCGATGGAGGACATTGTTGACTCTCAGTACCCAGGTTCTGAGGAGGCGCGCATTGTCAAGAAGGTCGCTCGCGTTATGAAGCTCGCAAAAGAGAAGCGCGCCGCTGACGTCCTCTTTGACGGTGCCAACTTCAACACCGCAACCTCAACCGCTCAGTTCGGCGGTAAGTTTGACGTCGCGGGCGCTGAGCCTCTGAGCTACCTCCATCAGCTCAAGGACACAGTCTTTGAGAACGCTCATGGCCTCAACGCTGACACGCTTGTCTTGGGTCGTGAGGTGTTCCGTAGCCTTGCACGTTCAGGTGAGCTCCGTGGCTACTTTGGTGACAGCTCACAGGGTGTGGCTGGCGGTGGCTCACTCCTCCTCTCTGATGAGGCGGTCATCAGCGTCCTCCGTGATATTCTTGGTATCCCCAACATTCACGTTGGCGCGGCTCGCCGTGACACAGCTGTTCCTGGCGCTGCAAGCTCAGAGAGCTACATCTGGACAGGTGACAGCATCTTCATGGGTATCCTCCACGGCTCAGACAGCATCCAGAGCCGTAATGGTGTCCGAATGATGCCTGTGGCCGCAGTTAACCTTGAGTTCGAGGCGATGAAGGCGGGTCAGTACGACAAGCTTGACCTCACCGCTCGCAACGTATGGGCTGACATGAGCCACCTCTTCAAGGTCGTAGATGGTGACCTTGGCTTTGTCCTCACGGACTGCCTCTAAGAGGGTGGCGTGGTCTGCTCATGTGGTCGCTCTCATGTAGCATTGGCTGAAGGTCCAAGCGCTGATCAAAAGGCGCTTGATGACCTGACGGCTCAGCTTCGTGATTTAAAAGGACCATATGGGCAGATCGTCAAAGCGAAGATCAAGAGCCTTCAAGCTCTGATCAAGGCTGAGGACCAATTCAGGAAAGACCTGAAGCGGGCTCAGCGTGAGACGGTGGCCAACCTACAGACCGCCGTTGAGCTCACCTCAGCTGACCAACTCCTAGCCCTACCAAGGGACCAGCTCCTTGACTTCATACTCAGGAGCGGGATGGGGTTGGCGGTTGAGGACTTTATCACAGCTCAAGAAGCTATCACTGAGGTGGCTATTGACACCCTCCAAGTGATTATCTCAGGGGCTAGTCCCTCTGATGTTCCTGACCTTGAAGCTTTGCAGATTGCAACCGCTGATCAGGTCTTTCAAGATGTCATCCTTCCTGACACCCTCACAGCTGTGAGGAGCGCTCTCCAAGGAATGACTGTAAACGTCCCCATGAGCCAAGCCATTGACGCGCTGAATCAGCGCCTT